GGCGATGACATCGAGAGTTTTATTGTTCGGGCCGTAAGATCGTGTCCAATCTTCCAAGTCCTCAAGCGCCCGTTCCAAGACGTTCATTTCAGTTCCTTTGCCTTTTCAGTAAGCTCTCTGGCCAGTTCATGCCCTGTACCGAGATAGCCGCGTGTCTCGTAGTAATTGGCTCGCTCAAGCAACGCCTCACGCTTTGCCGCTTTCAGCACGGAATGTAGTGCGGTGGAGTCGGATGGCATGGCGAGTGCTTCATTTGCCCATCGCAAGACTTCATGTGTTTTATGTGCGTAGTTCTGAATGTCGCCAAGAGTATTCCGCAGCACTACATTCCGTGCTTGGCACTCGGCAAGACGCCTTTCTAATGAAAGAATATAGCTAGAAGCCCATTCAGTAACACTATCAAAGTCACTTTCTTCGTCATTTGACCGTGTGCAATGCAAGTTCCACAGTTCATTGCTCATTTCAGTTCCTTTGCCTTGAATTTTGGTGCAGATAAAAGCATGGCTTGATAGATATGCCGCCTGCTTGGGGTTGCACATACCGGATCAAAAGCACTTGCTGCGATCATCTCTGATGTCGGCTCAATAGGTACAAGTTTCCAGCCTTCAGGCTCTTGAACACGTGCTTGGCACTCGGCAATGGGCGCTGCTTTCTTCCCATCATGGAAACCCAACATATAGGCAACGGTTAGGCTGTCGTCTGCCTTGAGTTCGGCGAGTTCTTTTTGGCACTGTTCAAACGCATCAGCAAGACCTAACCGCGCATTGCGAACTTCATCATCACTGTGCCCCCACGGGTTGCGCACAACATGTAACCAGTAATCTGTATTCGTTACAGCACTCATGCCGTTCTCCTAATGTTAAGTGTTGGTGGGTAGCCATGGGTTGGCTGTGTCCAGGCAGCACCCGTTGGTTTCCTGTTAAGGGTTGACCCACCAACAGGGCTGGCGGCTTGTGAGCGGATCAGACCGCAAGTCGCCAGCCCTGTTGGCCCCAGAAAGACTGGGGCTTGTTGGTCAGCGTTTCTTGACTACCAGTTCGACATGGTCAGTGATGTCGATGAACTCCTTGATGGCCTCGCTATCGATCTGCTTGTCGCTCCAGCGATTGCCTCCGAGGCTGATCATGCGCAGCCCGTTGTCGTGACCGCCTGACTTGCCATAGTTCACACGACAGAGCATGTAAATGAAGTCGTGGTAGGGCTTTTCGGCATGGATGAAGAGATTGCCGACGAGGTCATGTACGTTGTTCTTCACTGTGACAAGGTCGTATACCTCGTCCAGGTCGACTTCGATTTTCAGGTGCTCCATGTTTATCCTTTCGTGATGTTGAAAAACGAAGTGGGGGTTACCAGGACGACTGGTAAGTGAAGTAGCACGACATGTTGCGTTCCTCGATCTTCTCGGCGAAGGCGATGGCCTTTGTCAGCTGCTCGACGGTGTCCCTCAATGATTCCATGTACCACTCGTCGTATTCCGTTCCGCCGAAGAAGAAACCTCCCTGTACTGGCAAGAGCTCTTCTGCCCGGTTGGGATGTGCGAGGACGCGCTCGCATGTCTTAATCAGTTCCCTGAGCTCGGTGGTGTTAGTGCTGTACGGCTTGCAGTCGTCTGCACCACTTTGCACGTTGTCCACGAACCACTTGTGGATTGCATTCGCCTTGCGCCAGTACGCTGCTTCGAAGATCACGTTGGTCGGTTCCAGTGCTTTGTCGCCCATGTCGAACATGTTCTCGATGGTCTTGGCGATGGTTTTCTCGGGGATAACGCCGTCGGGGTAGTTGTGACGCCAGTCTTTGACATAGACCTCTGCGTTGAGATACATATCGAGTCCCATGATGTGCTCCTATCTGTTGTGTGTCTGGTGGATGGTGTCAGAGTGCAACGCGTTCCGTTATATGGCGGATTGCGTAGATCTTGCTCAGCAATTGGTTGTTGACGCTTTCGAGTTCCTGGCCGAGCGGACTGCCGCAGCTGGTATCTCGGACCTTGTCGCCAGTATGTGGGGCCTCAGGCACCGAGATGAGGCAAGTGTTGAGTCTCTCGTTCAGCTTGGTGATTGTAAATTGAAGTTCGTCCATGCTCGACCAGATGGCAGTCATTTGGCTTTCGATTTCCGAACACGGCTTTACTTCGGGAATGGGAGTGAGGGTAGAGTGGTTCATGAATGTTCCTCTAAGTGAGTTAAGGCAAGATATTTGATGCGATTGATGGCTTGTCTTGCTTCCTCGTATTGGTCCAGTGAGAGTTGCTCCTGGACATCCGATAGCAAGGACATGAGTGTCAGGTCGTATCCTCTGATTCGATAGATGGGTGACTCGATGACGCTGTTGAGCCAGACGTCGATGTTCTCGACGCCGAACATGATGGGGTCGCTTTTCATTCTTTGAGTCCTCCGTCTTGTAGCAGTTTGGTGAATTCTTTGGAGCGTGCACGTTTGCCTGCGTTGAATGCGAACTCGATCAAACGATAGGTCTTGGCATCGACTTTGTCGTGTGCAGCAAATCCAATTCCACCGTCACAGTTGTGACAGACCTCGTGCATACCACTGTCGTCGCTTGTATTGTTTGCAAGGAAGAACGGTGTGTAGAGGTGGCTCATGATTCTTCCTTCAGCATTGGGCAGTTGTGTGCGACCTCTTCTCCGGCTGCAAACCAAAGGTCTTGGCCGGTGCTGTCGGTGTGGTTGCATTGGTGGTATTCACCCCATGATCCGCAGCGGTTACAGAACCATGGGCACTCGTAGCAGCGTGTGATTGTCTCCTCAGGCACTACACGCTCGGGGATGATGAACGATCGTTTGGTCACGGCACTTCTCCGTAGGTTGCGTAGCAAAGTGGGCGGTGTGCTACTAGGAAGCACTCGTATTGAAGCTCGCTTTCAAAGAACGCGACCTTTGCCAAGCCTCGTGCGTAGTAGAGGTGAGCGCGCCAACGCTCGTGGCTTGCATCTTTGCCCAGTGCGTCGATGAAGAGGATCTGCTTGTCTTGGTATTTGAACCCTTTGGGTGGGTATTCGGCTAGTGCTAGATAGCGCGCGTTGGTTTCTGCGAACTGCCGACGGAAGGCGTCGTTGTCTTCTTCCGAGTTGTGGATGTTTTCAGAGCGGACGTAGATTGTGCCCGGTGGCAGCGTGGCGATGAACGCGCTCTCTTCTTCGGGTGTCATGTCAGTAGTCCCCCAGGTGGTACGTGTAGTAGACGTGATCTCCATTGTGATGTTGGATCTTTCTGCACCTTGGGTTGGCAAGTCCGCCCAAGGTGCAGAAGTAGAGATACGTTATTTGGTTGGCTCTCACGCGTCGAGGAACGTCACCAGTTCGGCGATGGTGGCGTTGATGCGCTCGACTTTGGCATTGATGGCTTTGCTCTTGGTCTTGATCGTGCCCAGGGCTTCGACCTCCATTTCGCAGGTCTTGATGGCGTCGATCAGCTGGTCGGTAGTCATGGTGCTGATGTCCACACCGTTGATGGTGGTGGTGTGTTTGATGGCGATGGTTTCGGTCTTCATGGTCGGTTCCTTTTCGGGTTGAACTTCGGGTTGAACTTCGGGTTGCACTTCGCTGTCATCATCGAGGTCGTCGGTAATGACCACTCCTTCTTTCCGGTTGAGCCAAGCCTCAAGACCATTGACTTCTTCATTCGACATGTAGCTGTCCGGAATCGGATTTAGTCGGTAGTAATTGATCATGTGGCGACTGATCTCTTTTCGCGGGCCGGCTATGTCCCACTTGAGATCGCACTCGTCCCACAGGCAGGCTACAACGTAGCCATATTCTATGGGTGTGAGCTGCTTGCTGCGCCATTCTGCAGCAGCTCCTTTGATGAATGGGCGGCTGGCTCTGGAGAAGAATCCCACTGAGCCGGGTGCCATGCCCTTGCGGTTTGTCCTGTACCAGTTACCGTTGTTTTGCACAGTGAGGACGACTTGTTGGTACAGCTCGTCCATCTGTTCAGGTGTTAGTTGTTGGTGTGTCATGTGAGGTTCTCCGGCACGTCTACTTCGTCACCTAGTTTCGAGGCAACGTAGCAACGCATGGCTGTGATCAGGGGTGTGGGGCCGTCGAAACATATAGTCTGCGGGTGCTTGGCCGTCCACTGCGGATAGTCGCTGAACTGAGTGAAGCCGATACCCTCACGTTCAATGATTGGCCCACCTTGTGCCCAGTTGGTTGAGAAGTCAGTCTTTTCAAACTCATTGCCGATATCGTCAATCCCATCGCGGTCGCAATAGTCAACACCCAAGCATTTTGCCACTGCCCAATCAAGGGCTGGGCCTGTCAGTTCACTTGTCTTGATCTTCATTCCAGTTCCTCCGGGATTTCAACTTCGTCACCTAGCTTGCTCGCCACGTAGCAGCGCATGGCTGCGATGAGTTTTGTAGGCCCGTAAAACTCGTTGTGGATTGTTATGAACCCAGGCTTCCTGGCGATGTGGGCTTTATCAGGCGGGGCTATGTCGTCAAAACCGAACACTATGTTTTCCCGTTCGATAATTGGCCCGCCTTGTGCCCAGTCGGATGAGTAAGCGGGGCATTCTTTGCTGTATTTGGTTCGGTGTCCCAAGGCATTCCAGACAAAATATCCATTGATGTTCCAATAGACTCCTTCGCACTTCGCTACTGCCCAGTCAAGGGCAGAGCCAATCAGCTCACTTGTCTTGATCTTCATTCCAGTTCCTTTACTCGTTTGTTCCAGTGGGCTACAGCCTTATTACGAAGGCGTAGCGACCAGTCCCCCTTGGTGGTGTAGCTAGGAATGGTGAAGGTAGGCCCACGGGCACCACACTCAATGCAGCAGACTACATAGGAAATCGCTGCACTGGGTTGGTAAACAGCTTTGCCACCACAGAATGGGCAGGGAAGTGGCTCAGTCATTTCAGTGCCATGCGCCGTAGTTCATCACGAACGCGAAATGTCCCCATACAATTGAATCGTTCAGCAGCCTCAAGCAACGCTTCACGCCTACCTTTCAATTCTGCTGCTGCCAGCATGGTATTTAGTGCGGTGGATTCGGATGGCAAACCTACCTCTCTCTCCATTAGGCGATCACAATCAGCTTCCGGTGACCACGCGTCATCTGCTACGCGATAAACCCTAATGTGCCAACGTAAGTGATCCCGCAGCACCTTCTCCCGTGCTTGGCACGCAAGAAGCTGTTCTCGGGTTGGATTTAACCAACTTGTTACAAGTTCGTGTTGCTTCTGGCACTCGGTAAGCTGCCGCTGAAGGGACTTGATCACTTCTGCTGTTTCCTCCGGTGTCGTGCCGTATCCACCCTCTTCTAGCTGTTTAATAAAGTCGTCAATCATTTCAGTTCCTCCGGAATTTCAACTTCGTCGCCCAGCTTGCTTGCTACGAAGCAACGCATTGCTGCGATGAGGGCGGTGGGGCCTTTGGTCCAGCCTGTGTACCCGTCAATCTTCGCGTTGTACGGGTGCTGTGCTGTCCATCTGTCAGACCACGCGCAGTCTAGCCGTATTCTCTCCCGCTCGATGATTGGCCCGCCTTGTGCCCAGTCGGTTGACGGTTCCCATAATTCAAGTAGATGGGTAAGTTTGGAGTATTTATTGCCTTCACACTCCGCTACTGCCCAGTCAAGGGCTGGGCCTGTCAGTTCGCTTGTTTTGATCGTCATACTGATGCACCTCATGGAAATGGACGCGCGAGTAACGACGATCAGCATCCATGTTTGGGTAGACCTCACGGGCCCAGCGCTCGGCATCACCTTTGGTGATCCAGAGCAGACGCTCTGGGTCACCTGAGACGTACCAGACGTAACGACGCTCGCAGGCCATGATTAGGATCTTTCAACAAGGACGAAGCGATCGGTCACGTCTTCCCACAACATGTCTGCGTCATAGAGATTAGTGCCGTAGTCGACGTTGCGCCAGTAGGCACCGGTTTCGAGGTTGATAAGTTTTTGGTCGTCCTTGGCATAGACGTAGTAGGCGACGCTACCGAACTTGTCAGGTCCGCGTTTGTAGATGTTGCCTCCACGCAGCGCTGGGCGAAAGGGCGCTGCTTTGGGAGGTTTGGGCAGGGTTTCGATCTTCATGATGTTTCCTTTTGCGAAGCCATATCGAGGAGACGTTTGCGATTCTTGCGCTCGCGTTTTGCCTGGGCTTTGATGATTGCGTCGTCTTGTGCTTCGCGACTCTTGTTGCGGTTGTAGAAGCTGGGCATCAGCTTCGGACGGTGGTGACCTTGGAACGTGGTGCCGAAGCCAGCTGCGATGTAGCCCAGCAGTGCTGCGATGTGGAAGTTTTTCTTGATCATGATTAGCTCCAGGTTTCGTGGTCTTCGGCAACCCATTCCAGGCCGTCGTATTCTTGGATGATCCACTTGATGTCATCAGGGATCTCGACGATCTTCAGTTGGCAGAAGCGTCCGCTTGCTGCGTCGACGCCCAGTTCTTCGACGACACGGATGAGATCCGGGTCATCGCGTTTGATTTTGTCGATGTAGAACGCTTTGCGTGTGTAGTCGTCACGCGTGTTGCCCGTAGGGGGTGTGAGGAAGTAGATGTTGAAATCGTCGAACATGCCTTTCTCGGGATAGGTGACGATCCCTTTGAGTTCGAGCAGCTTCGTCATTGCCACGTTGGATAAGTTGTATCCGCCGTACTGTGTGTTGATGAGGATCTTCTGCATGTTTAGCTCCTAGCTGATGGGTCTGAGTTCGTAGAGGTCGGTCACGTCAGTCCACATCTCATTCCTCGACAAGTAGATCTCGCCATAGTCTTCATCTGCCCAGATGGAACCACCGTACAGGTTCACCAGTGCTCGTTTGGAAGAGCAGTAGATATAGAGTGCGACGTCGTTGGTATTGCGGACGTCAGTGCGTTGATACAGGTGACCATCGATCAGTTTGGGTTGAGTAGTTTCGAGGATGGGTTTGATGGTGATGCGCATGGGCATGTTGTGCTCCTTAGAAGAGGATGGTGGGCAGTGAGTAGTCGCGCAAGCTGAGATCGAAGTCGTCGTATTCCCAGCCCTGATCAATCAGACCGGTGAGGTAGCCCTGGATGAAAAAGGATTGTTGCTCGCGGTTCAGTTGTTGACCATCGACTGCGAAGCGACGGACGTTGTTGATGACGATGACGAAGCTGAAACGGTCTTGATTGAGGTTCATGCGGATCTCCTAATATAGGGTTGAAGGTGGCTCGGAGACCGAGTTATCCACAGGTTTTGAAACAAAAAGGGTAGTTTTGAAACACTTTGAAACAGCTTTGAAACACGCTAAGTGCTTGATTTGCTTAAGGAAATGCCTATTTTGTTTCAATGTTTCAATTTATTACATCCATACAGGGGAGAGAAAGTGTTTGGTGAGAGAAAAACTTTTCCTATACAGATGAATTTGGTGAAAAAGTGAAACATTGAAACATTTCAGGTGATTTGTTTTTTGAATCAATGACTTAGTCTGTTTCAAAACTGTTTCAAAGTGTTTCAAAGCAAAGAGTTTTGAAACAGTCCCATAGGCACCCAGCCCGGTGAAGACGCACCCGGTGTTGCCACCGAGCGCATCTCTCACCGGTTACTGCTTGGTGATGGTGACCTCACCGGGTACGCGGTAGGACTTGGTGCGGGACTCGCCAGCCACTGCCGGTTTCTGCGACTGGAGCATCAGCTGCATCATCTGCATCATCATCTCCATCGTGACTGCCTGCTGCGCTTGCGCTTGCGGCACCGGCTCGGGCTGCTTGAGCACCACCGGTTCCTCGACCAAGTCTGCGGGTGCGAGCACTGCGTCGGGCGGGACCTCACCACCGAACTGAACGATGGCATCCTCGATCATCGCGAGGTCGCTCTCGATGTTGGCACGCACATCGGGATCGGTGCGCCACGAGAGGTTGCGACCGACGGTGATGCGGCGTTCCAAGAGCTTGGCAACGCAACGGCGGTGGATGGATTCCCAGATGCGATCAGCAACAGGGCCCTCGATCAGGTCGAGACCTTCGAGGAACTGCACTGCGTACTCGCACTTGGCTGCGAAACGCTCCTTGTCGCGGAGAGCACGCTGGGTCTCGGACTCGACGTACTGCTGAATCGTCTGTCCGTAGTTGCGCTGTCCCAGGCGCATGTTGGTGCGGTACTGACGAGCGAACTGCTGCGGGTCGATCTTGTACATCGAGTCGCGCATGAACTCCATGGTGTCGGTGAGCGTGCGGTCACGTCCATCGCCACTGATGAGCGCTGCGTGCTCCTCGATCTGATCGGCGAGGTCGCGGCGCAGGTCGAGCAAGGCCGACAGGGTGCGACGCTGCTCGTAGTGCGTGGCGGGCGCGTCGACCACGTCCTCCTTGCCGGTGAGCGGTGCGCGCACGGCGCAGTCGTCGTTGTTGGCGAACTTGACGTCCACCTTCAGGTTGCGCTCCTCGTTGAGGAACGCTTCGATAGTGTCGGGCGTGGGATCGTCCGGGATCAGACGCACGGCCTGACGGATGGCTTCGGAAGTGACGATGAACTGGGCAGAGCCGAGGCAAGCCAGGGCGCTGTAGTCGTCGACGTTGTTGAGGACGGTGAAGAGGTGATTGCGGTGATTCATGTTATTGCTCCTTGATTAAGTGATGTGAGTGATACTGGTGTGATATGGCTGATTGATGCGTTCAACGGTTGCCTAAGCCGTCTGCTACCCGGTGGGTCGATGCCCTCGCTCCCCGGTAAGTCGCCTTCGGAGCTGCAGCTCTATTACTGCTGCTGCTGCTGGTAGTACGAAGCGCCTGATTCGAGCGCTTCCTGCTCCTCCTCAAGCTCGCGCTGGAGAAGGATCTGCAGAGGGTCGGACTGCGTGTCTACGCCTGCGGACTCGAACAGCCAGTCCGCGATGTCCGGGTCACTGCTGAGGTCGCTCTGACGAACGACACGGGTGAGGGGTGCGCTCATGCGACCTCCGGTTGAGTGAGTTGAACGTAGTAGCGCTTCGCATCGTCGTAGACATCGAAGAACTCGATGTCCTCGTTGACGCTGTCATTGGTGATGACTGCAAAGCGCAGGGTGCCGAGCTCGACGTCGAAGTGACCGACGAACTCGGTGAAGCCCATTGATGCGATGGAGAAGGTGGGATTGATCATGACTACTCTCCTGTGATGATGTAGTCGAGCTGACGCTCGAACGCATCGCGCTCGGCTTCGAGCATGCGAACGTGTTCCATGACAAGATCGAACTGTTCGAACTTGTTGAGATCGGTGCGCATCAGAAGCTGCGCGATGATGTCGCGGTGGACGTGCCGATCACGGCCCTCAATAACCTGACTCATGCTGTCCTCCGTTTCAGAGTGCGTGGGAGAATGAGACCAGCGAGAATCGCAGCGAAGGCTGCTGACATACCGCCGGTCATGGTGCCGCCGTGAAGCGTGAACACCAGCCAAAAGACGAAGACCTCGATGGAGAGTGCGAGCCACTTCCCATGGGTCAGCTTGTGCCACATCGACCAGATGCCGATGAAGACGACGACGCCGTAAAGCAACGGCATGACGTCCATGTGTGCGAGTCCAAACATGATGAACCTCCAAAGTTGAGCAGTTGAGCAGTGCGACTAAGCGCCAGCGACGAGCCGCCCTCGCGGGCAGCTCATCGTGTCAGGCCATCGCGGCGCGCACCTCGTCGGCGGTGAACGACTTGCGCTCGGGGAAGCGCTCGGCCAGCCGCGCGATGGCGGCTTTGCGGTCGCACGCAGGCGCGGCGAGCACTGCCACCGAGCCTGCGTTGCTGGGGCGCGCCTGCATGGCAGCGAGCTGCGTCTGCAGGCGGGAGATCTCGGCGCGTTGCTGGGCGACGAGGGCGATGAGTTCGGCTTTCAGCATGATGTCGGCTCCTCAATGACGGGGTTAGATCTGGCCCTTGCGGACGGCTTCGTGGTAGCGATAGCTCGTGCGCAGGGCGCTGAAGAACGTGTCGGTGCTGGCACGCACCACGGGGACGGCTGCGCCGAGGACTGCGCCAGCGCGTGCCAGCAGCGGCTCGGCGGGCTCGCTCACGACGGTGACCTCGCGGACGTCGTACGTGGGGACAACTTTGGCCAGGGCGGCCTGCATCTGCTTCGTGTTCATGGTGATCTCCTGATCAAGTGGTGGTAGGTGGCGTCCTGGGGTCTATCCAGACCTCCATCGCCACAACAACCAATCAACACCGCCGGGGGCTTTTTCCCGGCGGTTACGGCCTCACACAAACAACGCACGTACAGATCTGGCGACCACCACCTCTGCAAACCGAAACCGAATCCGAAGTGGGTGGGCCTCTGCACGGCAGGGGGGAGGGAGAAAACATCTCCACACTCACAACTTTTTCACACTTAAATAAGACCTCCGTATCTGAAATCCGAAGCACCCACCCCCTTGTCCTAAAAGCGTTTTTCCCAAAAATTTCTGAAAAATTTTTCGCTCTGATACACTCCGCCGACATGGGAAGAAAGAAATCCGTCCTCACTGAGCAACCAGCTGCCGAGCGCCTGACTGAAAAGCAGGCGATCTACGTCGAAAATGTCCTCGACGGAAAATCGAAGACCGAAGCTGCTGAGCTTGCCGGCTACGCGCAGACAAAGAGCGCGTCTCATATCATCGAAAGATCCGAAGACGTAAAAGCTGCGCTGCGAGAAGCTCGTGCAGAGTTGAGTTCCGCTGCGCAACTCAAGCGCGCGGACATGATCGAGATCATGATGGACGCCATCTCGATGGCCAGGATGATGTCAGACCCGAATGGGATGATCTCAGGGGCCAGAGAGATCGGGAAAATGCTCGGCCTGTACGCGCCGGAAGAGAAAAATGTCAACCTATCTGTCAACCAGCAGCGTCTGCGCACCCAGTACGAGGGAATGACGGACGAAGAGCTGCTGTCCGTCATCGAAGGGCAGTACACGAGGGTCGAAGAGTGATAAGTGAGCAAGGACCGACACCGGCAGACATGAAGCGACTGATCGCAAAGTACGAGGAAATGAACAACTCACGTCCTCGCGCGATCAGGCTGACGCGAGAGCAGTACAACAAGCTGATAGAGAGCTTCGCGCCCGGCACTCTGATCAAAGCCACACGCAAATTTGAGCCCATATTCGATGGCATCAAGATCGAAATCGTCGACTAAGGGTATGGCGCTGTGCCCGGCATGCTCTACAGAGCGCATCGCCGACGCATTCGTCGACGGCGTCTGCAATTTTTGCTACGAGGCAGGTCGTTCCGTACCCAAACCGCCCGAAGAACCTGCTCCGAAGAAGCCTGCACCGCGCAAGAACCAGAAGCGCGAAGTCGTCGCACCCGCTGAACCGGCACCAGCCATCCTCGCCCAGGTCGCGGAAGAGCCCTACCAGCCCCCTGCATTCGACCAAGCCGCTGCGAAAGCCTCTCCGGAAGCAGAGATGGCATCTCGCGTACTCAGTCGACGCCGCCTGCTCGACTTCGTGCGTCGTTTTCGCCCGAAATATCAGGCCGGATGGGTCCACGAGGACGTCTGCCGGCGGCTGGAGCGCTTCATGCGCGCCGTCGAGAACGGAGAAGAGCCTCGACTACTGCTGATGATGCCGCCACGGGCTGGAAAGTCAGAAATTGGCTCTCGGCACTTCGCTCCGTGGGTGCTCGGACACCACCCGGACTGGGAAATCATCGCCGCGAGCCACACGACCAGCCTGTCGATGAGTTTTTCCCGTTACATTCGGGACCTTTTGCGAGATTCCGCTTACAAGAGCGTTTTTCCGAATACAACTCTCGATCCCCAGTCACAAAGTACCGAAAACTGGAACCTTACTGGTGGCGGAGGCTACCTCGCGGCAGGCGTCGGCTCGGCAATTACGGGTCGCGGCGCTCACATCCTTATCCTGGACGACTTGGTCAAGGACATCGAGGCAGCGGACAGTCAGATTCAGCGGGAAGCCACCTGGGAGTGGTACATCTCGACCGCCCACTCACGTCTCGCACCCGGCGGCGGTGTGCTCGGCATCATGACGTGGTGGCACGAGGATGACTGGGCGGGCAGGATCCAGCAGGTGATGAAGAAGGCGGCAGACGACGACGAAGGTCTGGGTGGTGAAGTCTTCGAGATCGTCCGCTACCCAGCGATCAACGAGAAGGGTGATGAGTACATCCTGCCCGACGACACCATCGTCGAGATTCCAGCAGGAATCGACGTGCCCGAGGGCGCTGTGCGGACACGCGTGAAGGGCACGGCCCTGCACCCGGCGCGCTACACCACCATGGCGATGCTCAGGAAGAAGGCGAACTACATCGCCGCAGGCATGAAGCGGATGTGGGACGCGCTGTACCAGCAGAACCCGATGCCCGACGAGGGTGTGTACTTCACCAAGGACATGTTCCGCTTCTACGTCCACACGCCCGACCTGACCGGGCGGAACATTTATCAGGCGTGGGACTTCGCCATCACCGAGAAGACCTCCAGCGACTGGATCGTCGGCACGACTTTCATGCAGGATGAGTACGACAACCTCTACCTGCTCGACGTGCTGCGCTTCCGCTCTGACGACGGCCTTGAGATCGTCGAGGCCATGATCGACTACCACGTCCAGTGGGGCTCCCAGATCGTCGGCGTAGAAGACGGGCAGATCTGGAAGGCCCTGGCGTCTCAGTTCAACCGCCGTTGTCAGGAGCGCGAGCTGTACCCAGCCATCGAGACCCTGCAGCCGCTGACTGACAAGCGGGTCCGAGCCGCTCCGATGAAGGGTCGGATGCAGCAGGGCAAGATCTACTTCCCGAACCGCGCGCCGTGGTTCGACGAGTACCAGAAAGAGCTCTTGCGGTTCCCGAACGGCAAGCACGACGACCAAGTTGATAGCTCGGCGTGGGTCGTGCGCCTGACACTGATGCACTCCGCGCCGCGCGCCAGGGAGCCTCAGAAGATGAAAAGCTGGAAGGACGACCTCAAAAAACTGCTCGCTGGCAAAGGCGGGTCCCACATGGCTGCGTAGGTGGTTTGCAGACTCTGATGGACTCTGATACCCTCCGCGCAAGTCAAAGCCTTTAGAAAGGCCCCATAAAGTGCCTGTCAACGTCGATCTTGCATCAGAGACTTGGGAACGCTACGTCGAGTGCCGTGACAACGGCCATCTGGATTTCCTTGTCAAAGCAGATCGCTGCGACAAGTTTGCCATCGGCAAGCAGTGGGAACAGTCAGACCTCGATGCGCTCAAGCTAGCGCGCCGCCCGGCGCTCACCATCAACAAGATTCTCAGCACGATCAGCACGATCATGGGCGAGCAGATCGCCAACCGTGCCGAGATTCTCTTCCGACCATCCAGCGGCAACGCCACCGACACCATCGCCGAGGCGCTGACCAAGGTCTGGATGCAGATCGCGCAGAACAACCAGATGCCCTGGCGGCGCTCTGAGCTCTTCGGAGACGGACTGATTCGCTCCAGAGGATTCCTCGACGTCCGTCTTGACTTCACCGACACAATGATCGGTGAAGTGTCGATAACGAACCTGAACAGCAAGAACGTCGTGATTGACTCCGACGCTGAAGAATACGACCCCGATGTCTGGAACGACGTGCTAGTCAGCAAGTGGCTGACTCCACAGGACGTCGCTATTCTGTACTCCCAGGAAGACGCCG